GGGCTGGCAGAACTGTGGCGGCGGTGTGTGGGGTCCATGAAATCAGGGCGCCCACGTTTGATGCCGGTGTCGGTGAAGACAAGCTTGGTGGCCTCGTAGAAGTCAGCGTAGGTCTTCGTGTAAGTGGCTAACCGGATCCTTTCGATCTTCTGCGGCTCCTCAGGAAGACAATCGGCTGACACAGCGGCGCTCTCCACAAGGTCTTCGTACACTAGGCGGGCAGCCTTGGCGCCAGCCTCCAGATAGCGCTCCATCACATCGTTCATGGCCCCAAATGACAAGCAGACCCTAGCATGTGCAGCGAGCGGTGATTCGATGTCTACGAATGCTCTGACTTTGCGGATAACCTCGGGATCTACTTGGGGCTCGCCAGGCTCAGGGACAACCATGATTGCAGCTGATTCGGGTTTGTAAGCAAAGCCATAGCAGAAGCTCGCTGCAGCACTGGGGGTGTGCGGGCTGAGGGCCAGGGAGGCCTCGAGCATGCCGGCAGCGCGTATGGTGGTGATCACCCCCATCATGTCATACATGTGGTGGCTCCCAGCTTGCACGCGTGTGATCGCTCTGGCGTCCACCCTGACGGTCGACTGAGTGTTTGGGAACATCAGAACGAGGTGGTTGGCGCGGGTGTGTCGCATACTCAGGCGCTTCGCAGAGACATCTGTAGACGTGCCTCGACTGTTCAAGATACTGTGGTCCATCCGGCCAGCCCAAGCTTGAGTGAATAGGTCGGTCAGGGCGAGGGAGTGTGCTGCGTGGTCGCGTGCCCACCTGAGTGCAGCTAAACCTTGAGCGACCTTGCGGCGCACCGGGTTGTACAGGTGCACCCTAGCTTCGTTCTCCGCAGTAGCTTTGACGGACCTGTACCCTTTGTAGCCTCGGAGGTCTGTGGAGGAGTCGTACAAGTTGCGGCTCCGGCTGCCCTCCGACATCTGGAGAGCCTCAATGTGGAATGACACAGTTGTGAGCCGCATAGCTTGGTCAGTGCCTGGGACTACTGGACCTCGGAAAGCTAACAGGGAGAGGGGACACGGGTAAGTGTGGTTGAGGACTTGGTAGTCCACTAAGTAGGTGTTCCTCATTGATTTCGCCAGGGCGTAGGAGCCACCTTTGAACAGCTTCTCAGCGATTGCGTCTGTGTGCATTGAGCGGGCAGTTGCCAGATCCACAAGTGAGCGGAGGTTGTGCAGGTCGCAATTGCGCACTCTTTGCCTCAATGCTCGGATTCCTTGTGAGCCCAAGAGTTGGGCGACCACCTCAGTCTTATCCACGCGAGCGAGGGCCTCATCGATGAACGAGTCGGGCATAGCTGCTGAGACCTCCTCTAGGACTGCAGCTTCCCATGCGCCTGCTCTGAGGGTGCATCGGACTGCCTCAATGTAATTGGGGTCCTCCTCTATGCGCTCAAGGGTCTTGAATGGCTCAGCCAGTCCCCTGCTGCGAGCGGCCTCGCGGAATGCCCTCCTGACGGCGTTGGTTGCACCTCGGTGATTGGCGACTGTGTAGCCATGCGGGGCTTTGAAGACGGTGAGTGGGCTGGGGCTAGCTGGGTCTTGGGCCAGGATAGCTGAGAGGACCTTTGCAAGCACCTCATTCATATTGCACGCCTGGGAGACGCACTCCAGGTACCAGACTAGAGGGTCAAGTGCACCGGTGGCCATCGTGGCAGTGATTGGGCGAATGCCTAGCCCGTTCAAGCCCACAGGTGCCATGGCTATGAGGCCTTGGAGGTATGTGTCAACATCTCGGAATTCTGGCATGAGGCGGTAGGTCTCTTGGTAGCACACCCAGAGAGCCATCCAGTAAGACACGAAGGGGTCAGCACCTTGGTTGGCAGCAGAGGCAGCAACGCCGAGCGCCGAGGCACACTGGTCGGGGAGGGAAGCGAAGCGCCGGGCATGGTCGCGATCAATCCTCATCATTGTCTTGGTTGCGTGCATGACCTGCGCACCATCGAGGTAGAGCTCGTTGAGGTACACGAACTTGATCGACGAGAAGAAGCTCTTGACAGCATCCATCTTGAAACCGAGGTCGAGGTACATTTGGGCTAAGATGTCGCGAGCGCGGGCAGCCTTCTCTTTAGCAGTGGTTATGTCACCTGACAGAGCTACCACGGTAGCAGCATCATCGATTAAGCAGAGAGTGTATGCGAATTCGTCGCGGCTCAGTATGTCTTCCTTGCGCAAGCGGTAAGCCCACATGATCAGGATGTGCGCATGCATGGTGGTGTCGGACGTTGCTGGCCACCCCTGGATGTTTCCTTCTCTGCATGGAGTTGACTTCTTCACACCCCGCCTGTCAGTAAACAGGATGAGCTTGTCCCACAGCTGCTTGACTGCCGCTGGGTTCTTGCACTCTGTTGTGCCTAGCGCATAGTTTTGCCATGCGTGGAACGTCTTGCGTGGCATTTTTGGTGACCAAGCCTCGATATCTGTGGACGTGGCAAACGCCAGCATGCGGGAGAAGCGAGACGTCTGCTTTGCCATGTCCTGGAACTTGCGCTTGTGCTGGACCTGGTCAACCCTTATGGAAACACCTGGGGTCATCGCGGCAAGGGGGCGACGTGAATGGTCAACCTCTGTAAGAATCTCGCGAGCGAGGTCACAAGCTGAGAGGGTCTCCCTGACTTTCTTGCCAGGCTTAGTGTTTTCTGCTTTTCCAGCTATTGCGGCAATGATCTGGTCTGCCTCACCGACCTCCATGTTGAAGACGCGTTCCCTCCAAGCTGACATCTCCTCACCATTGGACATTATCGGGCCGTTGAAGAGTGCGGAAAGGAGCTCGTTGGTGGATGTGTTGCTGAGGTCGCGACTGAGGGACCTGTCAACGTACTTGTCCAAGTTTGCTACGACACGGGTCGCGTCCTGGGCTGAGAAGATGTGGAAGTCGCCCGAGTGATCGTAGGGGAACACTCCACTGAGCCTACACTTGCCCCAATCAGCTTCAGGTGGCATGGTGAACTTCCCGGACATGCACCTTCCATACCAGTCCTCGTTCTCAGCCACATATCCGCTGTCTTGCTTGAGGGTGGGCTTCCGCTTCTTTTGGTGGACGTAGCGAGCAGTGTCATAAGCCGAGCAGAACGCTATGAACTCGTTGATCTTGTCACTCTTGGGTGTGTTGGCAGAGGACATTTTCCGCTCGACTTCGGTGTGGAGCTCGATTGGGCTTATGTCAGGCGGGGGGAGGAGGTGGTACAGCTTGAGGATCTCGGCTTCAGCTCTTCCAACGAGGCCTAGCCCTTTCACAAAGCCGAACCAGTCGCACTTTGCAAGGTGGGGGGCGAAGTCTTCCACTTCCTTTGCAAGTGCGACGTCACGTTCACGCCATCCGCAGTCGACGCGAGCAGCTTCTTCCCCCACTGAGTTCTGCCAGCGAGTGTAACACAGGTGCATGTGCCTGGCAGCAAGTCGAGCGAGCTTAGGGACAGCTATGGCTGCTGATATCCAGCGGAGAGCCCTAAGGTATGGGGTAGCCATGGGTGTGGGGTCAGGGTCACCAGTGAGGCGGTAGAACTGGAAGGCATATGTGGCGTTCCTCAGCGACACCATGACTTGCCTGAAGTTCGAGGCTGCAGAGGCGTCAAGGATGTACAAGCAGTCACCAAGGTAGCACAGTAGGACTCCCGATATGTTGTAGCAAGCGGATTCGGACGACACAGGCTCGAATGCCCTGAAGAAGTGCCTCTCACTCGCCTTCGCGGCTTGCACCTTCTTGATCATGTCAAGCGTGTGTGGCTTGGTGCGCAGATCACGGATGAGCGCAAGGCGACAGTACTTGACCCACATTGGGTGAGCACGATACTGGAGGGACTCAGCGGCTCCCAACCATTCTGCGAATTTGAGAGCCGCAGGGGGAGGGTCGTTGTTGAGGCCAGACCTCGCTGAGACGTTTGCCCAGGCAGCCGGAGACACGCGCTGACCGGGGAGCTGCATGGTTATCGTGGCATCAGCAGCATGGCGTGCGATCCTGGAGTCCTTGCTCTCCCGGTAGTGTCTGGTATCGTCCAAGGCGAGCTTCATGAGGGCGAAGACCGCCTCCTCATCGCACAGGACCTTGGCTGGCTTGCGCTCTGCGAAGACCTCACATACATCGCGGGTCAAGAGGGTTGCTGCGTATGGCTTCGAGAGTTCGGCTTGGGAAGCTTGGCGGCCAATCTCGACGTCGAGAAGATATTGCTTGAGTTCAGTGTCATTGCCTTGAAGGTAGTGGTCAGTCTCGATCTCAGCCTCGGCGAGGGCCGCCAGCCACTTGTATTGTGAGAGGACAGAACGGGCTTCAACAGCAGAAACATCGACCATCGCGCACACCTGGGTTATGAGGGGAATGTTGCCAGAGCAGTTCGCTAGAGCGAGTAGCTTGTTCCTTGCTTGGTGGGCGTAGCGCGGACGTTCGAATACTCGTGCCATGAGTCGAACAATTCATATGGTTAGACATGGCTATACAGATGCTCTACGGCTCAAGCTGCAGGAAAGAAAAACGATCTCCCTCGTGTCGCTTGAGCCGGTACAAGCAAGACCTGCTTGCGTGTC